GTCAGGGAGGAATCAGGCGTGAATATTTTTGAAGTTGCCACGGAGTTCAAATTTGAAGTCGGGCAAGCAATTTTAAACACGAATGCCCTTAAAGACTCTGTAGACGATCTCTCAAAAGCTTCTAACTCTGCTCTAAATAGTTTAGGATATTTAGCCTCTGGAGTCGTGGCCCACTTGGGTTTTGGCTCTGGAGGTATCCTATCGGTGCTTACTAAAGCTGTACAAATATCCGAGCAATTTAACGACTCGGCTATGCTTTTTTCGAATAACATAAGCTCGAATTTTAGCGTACTTGCTGGCGATATTCATACTTTCAATGATCGCCTCGAAACTTCAAAACAGATTATGAACGCAATCAGTGGGACGGCGATCAAGTTCGGTATCAATACCGGAGACCTTGCGCGCATGACTCAGCTTATTGCAACCCCTCTCGCGAATCGTGGAAAACTTGGCACGAATTACGCGGGAGCAATTAACATGAGCAAAAACTTGATGCTGGGATCTGAGGCCGTGGGCCTTCATCCACAGGTAGCGAGTGAATCTCTTTATCGAGCGCTTACCGATCACATGCCACTTCACGGGGCTTTGTTTGCTCGAATGGTAAACACGCCAGCGTTTAAGCAAGCGCATATCGGAACACAACGGCAAATCATGGATATGAATGCCGACAAGAAAATTGATTTACTTTCGAAGTCTCTCGAACAACTTGCTGGCGATAGCGATTGGCTAAATGCCAGGTTAATGTCGATCAGTAAGCAGTTTATTATTTTAAAAGATCAGATTGAAACTATTCTAAAGCCTATCGGCGATGCGATTAAAGTACCGATTCGAAAAATGCTTGCCGGAGTTACGGGGTATTTGAAGGAACACGGAAAAGAGTTCGGCGATAAAATTGCCGCGCTTATCGGAAATATTTTTGATGATCCTGAAAAGTTATTTGTAAATTTAATGCAAATAAAGCGCTTAGGCGCTGACGTTAAACGAGCTTTTGAATTCGCGGGGTTGATTCAAACTTTAATGTTTTTGAAATGGGGTTTAGGAAAATTAGGTGTGGTTTTTGATGGCACTCTTCTACGTCGAGGTCTTGCATACCTTGTCGAAGGATTCACGACGCTTGCAACTTGGATATGGAAATCGGGAGCAATTGGAAAGATATTTACTTACTTGGCTGATGCAGTCGGTACTTTCATGGCTTCGTTTTTACCGTTACTGTTTTTCTTTCAAATTATTTCCAGGTCCTTGGCTATTGCGAAACTCGCGGATATGAAAGCCGTTCCTGAACTAATGGCTAAACTTTCTGACGTATTTATCAAACTTAAAAACGCGTTTCTTTTAGTCATGCAGCCGATCAATATGGCAATTGATTTTTGGGCAAAAATGCTGGCACCTTTATTCGAGACCTCAAATTTACTAAGAATAGCTCTGTGGCTTGTCGAAGGTTTGGCAGATGCTCTTTTATTTTTGGGTAAAGGCGTGACTTATGTTCTCGGAGCTTTCGCGGGGCTCACGAACATGATCATAGGGTTTCTTTTTGACATTTCACAAGGAACTAACCCTTTTAAGAACGCGCTTAAAAACGCTTCTGAAGGGTATCAAGAGTTTATGGACAAGCATCCATTCAACCAAGATCCGGCAAAGAATGTCGTAAACCAAGTGACCAACATCGGAAAAGTGGAAGCGCGTTTCGATATGCGCCAGCAAATGGAGCCCGATCGTATTGCGTTTGCGGTTACCACACACCTTAAGAAGTTAGCACTTAACCCGACTCAAGGCCGTGGAAACTCTATGGGGGCAGGATTCGCGAGCCCTAACATTGCGGGGAATTTATGAGCTTATTAGACAACACAGCATCGGCAGGGCAAAGCGTAGTCGATCCGATAGCGGCGACAATTAAAAACCCTTTCTCGCAGCAAGTACACAATGGTACTCGCCAGGCTGACTTTCCTCGTGGCTTTCAGATCATTGAATACGTCAACGGGCAAGTAGACCAAAACACAAAACTTTCTTTAGTCGGTAACATGATGCCTATGCGTCCTTTCCCTTGGGAAGGTGAGCAACATTTAGTAAAACATTATTACCCTGGTAATCCCGAGGTATCGGTTCACGTCATGGGGCCTCGCGAAGGCGATTTAGTTATTCGAGGAAGGTTTAAAGACAAGCGCTATAAATCAAATCAATATTACGGCGTTTCTTACCAGTATTCTCTCGCGGTAGATGCAATGAGAAAACGTGGAAACTTACTTAAATTCGGAATGTTTGGGGCTTACGGTTCTTGGTTTCGTTACGGATTTATTGAACATTGTTCATTTAAAATGGATAAACTTTCATGGGTAGACTATGAGATCCGATTTTTAGTCATTAGTGAAACGCAACCTAAAAACAATTATTTTGCCGCTGGCGAAAAGCAAGCACCGAGCGCCGTAAATCAAAATCTTATTAATCAAGCGGCGGCTTTTCAATCGACCTACTCGGCGGTACCTAGTTCAATGCCTTTAAGCATTGCCGGACTTCTTAATAATTTAATTGGCGGGATTGCAAAAAATATAAACATCGTAACGGGATTCGTTTCGACAATTATTTCAACAGCTCAAAGCATCGAAGATAGTGCAAACCGCGCTTTAGGCTTAATTAAAAACATGCGCGCCCTGCTTTCTCAATATCGTCGCCAGGTGGATAACCTTACTCACGGATTTAACTCTTTGAGTAACCAAGGTTCGAACGCTGGTAAAACACGAGACACCTATAAAAATATTCAATATTTAAATGAAACTATTTCCGGTAGCGCACAAATGTCTAATTACCTTGCTCAAATGCAAGCGCAATTTGAGGCGTTAGCTAGAACAGTACCAAAAGCTCGATATAAGGTACAAATTAACGACACTCTTCAAAATATCAGCATCAAATTTTACGGTACTGCCAGCAATTGGACTACTATTTACGATCACAACCAACTCCAGTCTACAGTTCTGGTACCTGGTCATATCTTGGAGATTCCAAAAGTATGAGTTATTACTATCCCCAGGCAGCTATTGAGTTGCGCATTTTGCCCGAGGATTATCAGCTTTCTAGTAACGCTACTGTACCGCCTAAGCGTCTTTTAGTTTCTGCTCGTGACGTTACTGTAAATATTAACGACTATAAAACTACCGATACTTTCAGCGCGGAAATTGATTACAAAAGTTTTCCGTTTGACCCTAGAACGATTCGCTCGTGTGGTGTCGTTATTTACATGCAAGACGTTCGAAGCATTTATAAAGACGACGGATCGGTAAATACGATTCAACCAAACGCTCCAACATACTTGGATGCAAATGTTTCAAATGCTGTATTTATTGGTTTCGTGGATGAGTCTTCTATCGAGTTCGATGATTCTAGGCAAGTGGTACACTTTGAAGGGCGAGATACTACAGCGCTTTTGATTGACCAAAAGTACCAAACAAACACGCCTATATTTCCGACACAACCTCTCGACGTAGCTTTAACCACTTTGCTCGGAGCTTTTGCAGCTACTCAAAACATTGCAATTGTAAACAATACAGGAAGTACAACACTACCTATTTTAGCTTCGTTTTCTCCTGATTTTGGTTCTCCTTTGGCTGGCGGTAAAAATGTGGGAAAAAAAGAGAACTACTGGGAAATCATACAAGATTTAGTAAATAGATCTGGTTTAATTTGCTACATGAGTACGACAGTTAAAACAGATGGATCACTTGTACCAGCTTTGGTTTTGACCACACCAAAAAACCAAAATGCTAACGTCGATGACATTAAATTTATTTATGGGATCAATGTAAAAAAACTTACACTAAAAAGAAAACTTGGCCGCCTAAAAAACTTCAATATCCAAGTGAGAAGCCGAATAGGAAAAACGGTTCTTGTCGCTAAAATCCCCGAGCAAGCGACCGCAAGCTGGTGCAAAACTTTTGGGGTCCCTAATACTCCTATAGTTATTCCAGTGCTTAAGCCGGACGGATCTCTCGATACGAACACCACGACTACCGCGCCTTACATCACGTTTTCAGTGCCTAATATCAACAATTTTAAGCAACTCGTTCAAATAGGCCAAACGACTTATGAACAGTATAGCCTTCAGCAACTTGAGGGAAGTTTAGACACGACGGAAATGCTAGGCCGTGGAAGTACCAAGGATAGCAACATTGACCTTTACAATTCTTTTACTCAGTTCGATCTTACCAAGATAAAAAAAGGGCAAACTATTTGCTTGGAAATTGATCCGGTGGACATGGCAAACATGACCCGTTTGACGAATGAAACGGATCGTGCAACTTATCTTATGCACCAAAACTATGACCAAAACGTGGCGACCATTCTGGCGACTTCTTACGGAAAATTTTCCCCGCGTTTTCAAATAAAATCCTATAGCATGAGTTTAGGTGAGGACGGATTCAGGTTAAGCATTCAATTCCAAAACATTATTGACCTGAATTTTAAAAATTTATGACGAACGATTTAGAAATGCTTCGAGATATTTTTAGAGATGACCGCCTTCACATAGGGATAGGGACTATTGTGCAGCTTGGTCTTTCAAACGATCAGTCAGTACTTCGAGTCATGGTCAATCTTCTACCGGACAATCGCCAGGTGGTGGCAGAAATGACTTTCGCCGACGTGTACGCGGTTACTCTTCCCGAGGTAAATGACCTGGCAATCGTAGCCTTTGTGGACGGGTATCCTGACGACGCTTTTGTGATCAAGCTTATCAATACTTCCGAGGAGCCTATTCCGGCTTTCGCGGCGGCGGGTAACACAATGATCGCCCCTCGCGATGGAAAATTAGTGGGAATAGGTAGGGCTACAGCGACCCCGACCGAGCCGCTAGTCCTGGGAACGACTTTAATCAATGGATTGACGGCTTTGATCAATGCTTTTTTGCAATCCGGTCAAATAGGTCAATGCGCCGTAGGACCCGTGGCTCTCGATCCGGCTGTAAGGACTGCTTTGACACAATTTAAAACGACTTATCTGACTACCGCTTCCACAAACGTCGTGAGTCAGGTAGGCTTTACAGAAAGGGGGGCGTAAATGAGTTTAAGTGGATCACGGCTTAAAACCGCTTTGTATAACGATATTTACTCTCAACTTCAAAGTATTTTCCCTATACCCACAGGTTTAACCACAGCGGAGCAAGCTTATTTACTTCAGGCACAACAAAAATTTGCTCAAGCCGTCGCGAATGCCACAGGCCCCGACGTAGTGACCGAGATTACCACTAATGCCGTGGTTCCTACAGGAATAGCGGTATCAACTACCGGAGGCCCTACGGCTCAAACTGGCTCAACTACGGCCACAGGGACGGTGACTTAATATGGCACTTACAAACATTACAGACGCTTTAAAAACTGATATTACTTTTCAAGCGAATTCAAGCGGTGACATTTCTCAATTAGCTGGTGTGAATAATTTGCAACGCGCTTTAATGCGAAGATTGATAACTGTACCAGGAAGCTTAGTTCATCGCCCTACTTACGGCGTCGGGGTTCTTGCATACCAAAACGCGGTCAGTTCTTTTGATGTTCAGCAAAAGCTCGCTAAAAATATTCAAGATCAATTTTTACAAGATCCACGAGTACAAAGTATTACTAGCGTTGCAATGCTTCAAGACGACCTTTATCCTCAAATGATAAAAATCCAAGTTTTTCTTACGCCAGTGGGTTACACTGAGCAACAAATGATCTTTACACCGTTTAGCGAGGCAGGACCAACATGAGTTTACCTTTAAAGTCGCAGTTAGATTTATACAATCTTTGGATAACAATTTTACAGGATAATGCTCCTCAGTTAACCGATACTCTTGCAGGATCAGACATTGATACGCTGGCGGGTATTTGTTCTCTTTTTGGTACTGAAATTCAACGCCAAACAATTCTTTCTTTTAACAAAACTTTTATCGACTTGGCGAACGGTCCCGAGATTACCGGAGGACCTGACGATCTTCAAACGCTAGTCGTCGATCACTTTGGAAGCGCATTCGCACGTCCAGGGGCTACCGCTGCCGTTGATACAGCGACTTTTTCTCGACCTACTACGACAGCGGGAAACATCACTATCAATGCTGGCACGATCGTTAAAACGCAACCTGATGCAAACGGTAACGTACAAAGATACACGACAAACAGCACGGTAACTTTGACAGGAACTTCCGTATCAATAGGAATCACGGCAATCGTTGCAGGATCGGCAGGGGACGCCGTAGCGGGTACAATTAACGTCATCGAAACGACTCTTCTTGATTCTAGCATCACGGTTACAAATGCCGGAAATGCCACCGGAGAAGATGCTCAAGACGACGCTACTTACCGCGAGACAATTCGGAATTTGATCACGGCGCTCAGAGCTGCAACTAAGGCCGCAATCCAAGGGGCCGCGCTTGCTGTGTCGGGTGTCGTTACTGCCAGTGCAATTGAGATCGAGCAGCCCGTTGTTTTTTGGAACATTGGAGCGAATACTCCTTTGAATTCTCCAGTGGGTGGACGTTATGAATTTTTTTACATTCCTTTTGTGACTCTTTATATTGCCGATAGCACTGGGACAGCTAACTCGGCTCTCGTTGCTGAAGTTCAAGCCGCGATCGAACCTTATCGAGCTTTAGGCGTGAACGTACTTGTTAAGGGAGCAACATCGGTTTCTATCGACTGGTCTCTTCAAATTACTCTTAACCCTTCAGGCCCTAACTACGCTACATTTTCTTCGGACACGTCATATATCAAAACGTCTATGTCCACTTACATTTCTTCCCTTCCAACAGGAACAAGCTTTATCCGGTCAACGGCTACGGCGGCGATCTTGGCAATATGGGGGCCAAGTGGAACGAATGATCTTACGGCGGCAGTTACTACCGTACCAAGTGGCGACGTTTCGATTTCATCAACACAAAACGCAATTCCTGGCACAATGAGGACGGTATAAAATGGCGTATCAAACGCAAGCTCAGTGGTATGCGAAGATTATTAAATGGGTGCCTAGCGGTTTCTTTTTTGACCAAGGCGGCACCGTTGAGCAATCTATCCAAATCACGGACGCTGTGTTTCAAGCCATGGCAGCGATGTTTTCTCAACTTGACCAGGACCTTTCCGATCAGCAAGCCGCTACTTTTATTTTGCAATCAAGCGCTCCAATTTTAGATTTACTTGGAGATGAAAGAAACGTGGTAAGACCGTCGGGGTTTACCGATGCTCAGTACGCGCCACTTATCCAAAATGGGCTTTTTTTGAGCGTCGGGTACAATGAACTTTTAGGAGCCGTCACTCGTTGCTTAAATAATGGGACTCCATTTTTAATTGAAAATGAACAATACGGTTTTTACGACGATCCAGACATTACCACTACGCCAGGGTTTTTATACTTTGATGATTATTGGTCTCGCTGGCTAGAACTAACAAAATGGTACAATTGGTGGACAGTGTTCACCCCTATCCAAACGGGCGGGGTAGATGCTACAATTCAAGCAAATATTATTTCATCCATTGAAAGTAATAAAGCTTTGGGAACAACTTACGATGTTCTTTACGGATCATCATCCGATACGGATTCAGACGACTAAGGAGAAACATGAGACAATTATATATTAATCAGTTCGAAAAAGTAGGCTCAAGCGATATAAATAATTTACAGCTTGCCCTTCACAAATCAGTTTACGACGATACTCTTTACAACCTTTTCGGTGGAAACGGAGTCGTAGGGAACTCGTTTAAAGCAAGCTATGTTTCGGCTCTTGCAGCGTCTCTAGTAGCTGGTAGCGGTTATTTTTATGATTCTACACAAACAGGGTTTAATCCAAATTACAGCATGATTTTAGCCACAAGTGCTATATCGGTGACGTTTGCTACTGCAAGCTCTCAAGATCGAATTGACTTAATTTGCTTGGCTCCTAACTACGTCGTTACCGCGACAGCAAACCGTTATGTTAAAACTGGCGGTACTGGCCCAATTACTTTGACGACAGTAAATAAAACACTCCAAGACTCTTATACTTTGCAAGTGGTCACTGGCACGCCTGGCGCGTCTCCGACAGTCCCATCAACTCCTAGCGGGTATATTCCTATCGCTTCCGCGTACATTCACGCGACTACCGGAATGACTGGAAGTGGAGACATTACCGATCTTCGCACAAAATTAGGTGTACCAGCTTCAAATACAGTTCAAATACAAACTGTTTCGTCAACGGCTACTTTAAGCCTTTTATACGACACTTTTCTTTGCGATGCTTCAGGTGGTTCGTTTACTGTCACTCTTCCTACGGCGGCCAGCGCTTATGCCTCGGAGGTCGGTAAAAAGATTACTTTAATCGCAGTAAGCGCGACAAATACAGTCACGATCCAGGGCAATGGATCTGAACTTATCAGCGACTCAAACACTCAAACTTTGGCCCCACAATACACAGCAATTACTTTAGTGAGTAACGGCACACAATGGTTTATGATTTAAGAAGGAGAATGAACAAATGAAAAACTTTATTTTAATAGCACTAAGCTTTTTAACACTTACCGCGAATGCGGGTTACGACACAGGGACCGCAAATCAAATCTATAAAATCCCATCAAAAGGCGGGAAGGCTGTGTTTACTTCAGTAGTACCGCCAAAAATTTCTCTTTTTGGTTACAATATTTATTCAGGAAATGTTCAAGGACCTGGCTTATATAAACTTACATTTAATACAGCAGCGTCAATGTCTGCGGGGGATATTTATAGAACTAGTGGAGCTACGGGCACTTTATGTACTGCTATTAATACAATTAGTTCGGCCAGTTCGAACACCTTTAATTGTACCAATCCTTTACCAAATGGGGGCGGTTCAAACGTGGTTTTAACGGCCGTATCAGGAAGTGGAAGCTATAATTTATACATAACTGGCGGTCCTGGTTTGGCGATAGTTTACAATCAGACCTACTTTTTTCAAACATCGGGAACCCATAACGTAACCGCTGGAGCAACTTACACAAATAATGGAGTGACGTTTACAATCCCTTCTACGGTAACTTCTGGCGATGGTTATCAATTATTGGGTACTGGATTCGGAACACCATCAGCAGGAGGTACTTTAACAAAAGCTTCGGGAACTGGCGACTCTACAATAACATTCTTAAGTTTTACTAACGCTTATATTTTTAATCCTACACCTTCATATATAAAAATAAAAATTTGCGGAGGAGGCGGAGGAGGTGCCGGATCTGGAACAAGTGGCACTGGTGGAGTAGGCGGAAATGGTGACTATTCTAGGTTTAATCCGAATGGCCCAACTTACAATGTTGGAATACAAGTAGAGGGTGGACAAGGCTCAGGTGGAGTAATTGGTGGATTAGGTGGTGGGTATAACGGGGTAAATGAAATTTACGGATTAATGACAGGAATGTTAATTGCCGGATTAAATGGAGAAAGTGGACTTAGATCTGCTGGAGGAACTAATTACACTATTCCTTACAGTCCTAAAGGCGGATCTTCTCCATTAGGAACAGCGTCTCTTTATGGTGTTCCTATTGATGGATTTTGTGCTGGTGGAGCAGGACAATCTAACGGAAATGCTGCAAATAGTTCTGCTGGTGGTGGCGGCGGTGCTGGTCAATATGGAGAAGCTTATTTAGGAACACTCGCTGGAGCACTACCTAAATTAGGCGGTTATTATTATTCTACATACGCGTTAGGAACCGCTGGAGCTGGAGGAACCGCCGGAACAGGTGGAGTATCAGGGAACTCTGGTACTGGCGGCGCAATGATAATCGAAGAATACCAATAAAATATGCTACAAATCGATCCAGACAAATCGACGTCGTTTCTAAATAAAGACACCATGATCCCTTTGGGCCTTGTGGTAGGCATCGTCTACATTGTCATGTGGGCAACACATGTGAGCGATAAGATCGAAGCACAGGCGCTCGAATTGTCTTTACAAAGTAAAGCACAAGAAGAGTACCGAAACGCTGTAAAGAACATTGACCAGCGTTTGCTTCGCCTGGAGATCACGACAAACTCAGTAGCAAAAAAGTTGAAGGTTCCTCATGATGACCAATAGTGACTACGAAGTTACTTATTCTACAGCAAAAATTACCGATTCTCCTATTGTGAAAAAAGAACTTGAATCAGTTTGTAAAGTCATTCTTGATAACCAAGAAATTTATAAACGAGTAGAAAAAGCAACAGGAATACCGTGGATAGCTATTGCTTGCGTTCATTATCGAGAAGCAAATCAAAATTTTAATTCTCACCTACACAATGGCGATCCATTGACGGAAAGAACTACTCATGTGCCTTCGGGTAGACCAGTGGTAGGAGAGCCTCCTTTTACATGGGTCGAGTCGGCCATTGATTCGTTTTCGCTCGAATGGAAACCAAGTACATGGACTCTAGGCTCGTGCCTTTTGTTTCTCGAATGCTTCAACGGTAAAGGGTATTCAAAACACGGAGTAGCAAGCCCGTATCTTTGGGACTATACCGACAAATATGTTTCGGGGCTCTTTGTGGCCGATGGAACTTTTGACCCAAACAAAAAAGAATCAAGACCTGGATGCGCTGCAATTTTAATCACTTTGCAGTCTAAAGGGGTAATTCTTGATTTCTCTGGCAATATGCTTGCCTAACAAATACACTGTATAAAACCAAGGAGGTTTTTATGAAAACTATTGTGACTTTTTTAGCTCTACTTTTTTGTTTTGCTGTACCAGCTTTGGCTCAATCGGGCCTTAGTTCTATCGCTTCAAGCGTTCAATCTTCTCAAAGCATTGACATTGGTACTTTTATCACTGACGTGAGCGGTATCATTAATTCGACAAAAGGAAGCGTACCTATCGGGGTAAAACTTGCGGGTCTCGTTCTTCTCATTATTGCATCTTTCAAAGTAAGTTTTTTGCAACCATTCTGGGAAAAGCTTGGAAAGTTTCAAAGCTTCGCAGCGCCAGTGCTTGGCTTGCTTTTAGGGTTACTTTTGTACGGAGTGCAAGGATCTTTGACCCTTGCGAGCGTATGCGCGTATCTTGCTTCGGGTGCGGGTGCTCTTGGTCTCCATGAGATTCTTGACGGCATTAAAGCAATCCCTGGTATTGGTCACGGCTACGTTGCTGTCATTGACGCTATCGAAGCCGTTTTAGGTAAACCAACACCGCCACCAGCGGCTTAGTATTTTAGGAGGATCTCATGATAGTAAACTACATTGCAAAGGACGATCGCGGAAACGTAGGCCCAACTATTCCACTTACTCAGGGAGAAAGTCGAAACGTATGGATTTATTTGTTTAACGCCGATGGAACACCTTTTACATACTCAGGAACTATTAGCGAGATCCTCCTTAAGATCTTTTCTCAAATCAATCAATCGTCAATCAGCAAAAAGTTTTCTTTAAGCACTGTCAGCGTGATTACTGAGTCGGGTGCTTCAACTTCTAACTTAATCGGGTTTAAGTTTCAACTTACGGCAGCCGATAGCTTAAGTATGGCTCCAAATAATAGCGGTCTTCCTATGACTTGCTTTATTACTGATTCGAGCAGCAACGTGCTTGAAATTGATTTCCCAAATCTTTTTAGCATCAGTTTACCGATTGTACAAACATGAGCGATCAGCCTGGGATACCTTTACCATTAAACCCCGATAACGCTACTCTTCACCTAGTGAATAACGTAGTGAACGGGGTTATCATGAACCTAGCACTTAAATCAGCGGAAGCCTCGATCGAAGCCGCAGTCCCAGAACTTGCTTTACCTATTATCAAACAAATTTTTGAGCTTGCTATGAAAACGGCTTTCTCTTACGTCGATACTGCGGCCTTACAGATTGCCGCTTTAACAGTAACCGATGCCCAAACAAACGCAGAGTCGGCAGCGTATTCGAACGCGGTAAACTCTTTACAAACTGCAATTAAGTCAGGAGACCAAAATGCAATTGACCAAGCTAAAAAAGATTTCGCTGCACGCCTCGGGGTTCTTATTCATTTTGATGGGTCTTAATGCGTGCGTGACCGTAAAAAATCAACGCTGGTATGGAGACGCCGGAGACCAGGGAGCGGTTTACTTTGAAACTTTGACTACCGCTTCGGGCGAACTTTCTAAAGCTGAATGGGACGCATTACGTTTCGGGATGGTTTGTTCTACTCCTCAGAGTTTTGCTGATACAAAAGCCGTTATTGAACAGCTTTGTAATTTTACTAAACGATGTAAATATAGAATTGATTCTCAAGGAAATGTGCAACAGTATCTTGATTTTTTAGACAAAGCCGCTAACTTTGTGCCAGCGGCTAAGAATTAAGTTTTTGAACAACGGTACGAGACTCGGGCTTTATGATTACTTTGCACATGGCAAGCTTAAGTAAAAGCTGGTAACTACTTTCAAAATTTTTAGGGTAAACCACTAAGCCTATACCGCCAGCGTTTATGATTTTTTTCAATACCCATTTTTGTATTTCGTCGGGATCTTCGAATTCATCTTTTTTCAACTCTAAAGCTACAAAATGACCGTTTACACAGCCAATATAATCAGGGATTCCTACTATGGAAAGCATTTGCGTTTTGCACCACCAAGACCGAGGCAAAGCATCAAGGACGGGCTTAATCTTTTCCTTGAACTTTGTTTCGGGTTTCTTGCTCATGCCTCGGGAAGTCCTTTTGTTTGATCCCACTTTGCGAAAGACTTGTAGGAATGGGTTACGTCACATTCTAAGAAACAACCATGGCGAGGAACGTATACCCTTTCCATGATTTCCTTGAACTTAAGAATATGCGCAAGCTCCGAGCGATGCACTTGAAAAAGAAGCTCATCGTGTACCTGGAGCAAAATTCTAGATCTCAATTGATTTTCTCTGATGTAAGCGTCAAGTAACACCATAGCCCGACGAACGACTCCCGCGCCTGATCCCTGGATTAAATGGTTAGGAAGTACATAAGCGAACTTTGGATCGTCAAGGTGTGACCTAAATCCCGTGAAGTTAAAAATGTACCCTCTTTTTTCGCCGTTACTCATTACTTGCTGGGTCATTGTCTTAACGGCTGGGAGCTTCGAAAAGTACAGGTTCTTAAGCTCTTGAGCTTCCTGCCTGGGAAGTCCAAGGGCTCTCGCCAGCTTATCTACTCCCATCCCGTACAAAAGCCCAAAATTAAGCGTCTTGGCTTGTTTACGGGTAACGCCCACAAGATCCGCAGTCGCTTGGTGAACGTCCATACCGTCGTTTATGGCGGTAATAAGCTGGCGCTCATTTGCGTAATCAGCCATTAGCCTATATTCTTGTTGCTTATAGTCAATTGGGACGTAGACCCATTCCTCGTTTAAGGGTACAAAACAGCGCCGGACTAAAAACTCTTTGTCCTTGTCTTCGTCCTCGTCTTCCTTCGGAAGGTTCTGAAGGTTCGGGTTCGAGTATGAAAACCTCAAAGTCTCGGTTCCGGCCTGGCGCATGTTCGCATGAATCAAATCGTTTTCATCGGCGTAATATAAAAAATTACTGTAGTAGGTGGACGCCAATTTTTGAACACTTCTAATCTTTCGTATCTGCTCGGCGATCGGGTGATCAAGGTCATCGAGAACGGCCTTAGCGGTCGAATCCTTGCCCGTCGCGGTCTTTGGAAGGACTAGGCCAGCGTTTCTAAAAACTGGCCCGAAACAAGATGGGGAATCCTCAAACTCAACTCCCGTCATTTCCTTAAACTTCAAAGCCTCGGCCTCTGATCTCAAATTACACTCGGCTAATGCTCTTTCAATGTAGTTTCGTTCAATTTTAATGCCTGTTTGTTCAATCTCGAAGCACGCCTTAGTCAAGCGACGTTCCCAGGTCATAAGACCCGTGACGGTAGGCTGGGAAGGGTTTTCTACCTCTGCGTCCTGCTCTTTGGCTTCCTCGATCTGGTTTAATCCAATCGCTCTCGTGATTCTGGCGTCGGTAGATCCATATTCGGACATGAGAGGAAAAGGAACTTTATCAAAATGCTTCCTGGTAATAGGGCGACCCCGAACCACGGCTTTTGTGATTAGTTTATTTGCGGAGATATACTCATCGACTCTTTCATCTTTCAAGTAACCCCGACGCTTGGCGATTGACCCCAGGGAATAAGGTTTATGCCCCATATAGTCGTTACGGAGGACGCGCTCCATAACTTCCGTGTCATGGATCGCGCCCATGACATACAGCCCTTCCTTGGATAGCATGCCCAAATCAAATTTAGCATTCTGCAAAAAGAAAAGCGAATTTTCGTTATCAAGAATAGGGGAAAGGCGCTCAATCCAAGACCTGGGAATCAAGTACTCATCGGGAGCAACATGGCCCAGGTGATCGGGTTCAGCGTTAAAATTAAAATAGTAAGCGTCATCTTCGTCAGCGAAAATGATCGAAAAAAGTCTATCCTCTTGTTCAAGACCTGTAGTCTCGGTATCGAGACCATAAAGCCCGTTTAAAGAAAGCTTATCGACTACACTCTGAAACTCTTTTCTTTTTACGATCATTTTTCTTTACCAGACTTTCTCTTGCAAGCTGGATCAAGGTGTCAATGTACTCAGATCGTGACTTAAAATTAAGTCTCGCCATTTCAACGTCTACCCATTCCAGGTTTGATTTTTTTACTCTCGTGTACAGTATCGCGTCTCGGGGTTCTTTTTTAAGCATTGGGTTCCTCTTTTCTAATGAGACTCAGTTTATAACCTGAACTCGCAGCGGTAGCCTTTGCTTTCTCTTTATCAAATTCCTTGATGCTCTTGATCCAAATTTTATTTTGAGAATCGAAACGAAAACCTTGTTGTTTGATTTCTGATTTCATTTTCTCAAACTCGCATTTCTTGGTCACGAACATTTCGTCTTTATTAAACGGCATTACCGCCTGGACTACCAGGCTAGGCGACTTTGCCCAGTTTATAATTTGTTCCCAGTCATATTTATCGGCGACTTTTAGCATTGTCAACACGTCGAAAATCGCTCGATGCGCGAACGGGTTTAAAAACCCATGTTCAGCGGCTAAATGAACTAATTTCCTGGTATTCATGTTCGGTGGATAATCCACGTCGCATGAAGTATCGACCCATAATTTTTTAACAACTTCCATTGAATGGCGTTCGCAATTTGCTTCGTAGATCGGGCGATCAAATAAATTACCATTGTGCGCGACGATCGCGTCGGCCATTTTGAAAATTCCGTTAACGATCGAAAAAACGTCCTTATGGGGTTTACCATGCGTTTTTAAGTCTTCCATCGTAATGCCGTTGATAGCGCTGGCGTTTGGGTCAATCTCGCCAATATGCTCACCAAAAATGAAGGAATTGTAAACGATGACGGGCTTTCGTTTTTCAGTGTCCCATAGGACTACGCCAGCCTCAATGATGTGATCGGCTTTAACGTCAAGCCCCGTGGTTTCCGTGTCGAATCCTGCTATTAACATCCGTGTTCCATTCTCTCGCGTTTATTTTTCTTCGTAATACAGCTCGTACTTTTTGCACTTCATGACTACGGTGGTTCGCTTAAGATTAAGCTGGTCGCCAGCTTTTTGCTTAACTCGCCCATTTAAATCAAGGTACTTCTTAAGGATTGCACGCTCAAAATCGCAAAGCAACTCTTGCAAATCAATCTTTGTGTTTTCGGCAGCCATTAAAACTACTTTTGCATTTCCTCGCATTACTACAACTTCAATCATACGTTCCTCCTTGATAAAAAACCCAGGGGCTCAAAACCCCTGGGTTCCATTGAACAGATTAGAAATTCTCGTTTACTGGTACTTCTTCCCGAGTCGTACTAGAAACTTCAGCCTCAACGTCAGAGTGATCCACCTTAACGCTACCGCCTCGAATCGTTTTAATCCATTCAAACGCTTCGGCTACTTCCGCGTTTGTAGATGGGCGGCTTTCTTGCACGTCCATCACTACAAAAGTGCCTTTGTCATTTGATTCTTTATTTCCAACTAGCTTCATGGTCATTGAAGCGGGGGTCTTACCAGCTTTCAAGTTTTTCATGTACATTGTGGTCGCAAGCTTTTGCCCAGCCCTGGCGCTTGAGCTTCTAAAACTTAGAACGTAAGGAATCGCGCCGCCTTCTTTGATCTCTTTAGGAAGAAGGACATAATAGTCCATGGTCCTGAATCGACGAATAGCTTGGCCTTCTTCGTTCACGTCACCGTCATAGCTTAGGTTTTCGTTTTCTGCCGTGATCGCAATTCGGCCAGAAAATTTAAAATCCGGCTGGTTTTTCTTACCTTGGTCAGTAAAAATCACCCATACCTTTTCAAGATAAAAAGGAACAAACTCGATAGGGGAATTAAGATCGCCCAAACAAATATTGTTAAGAGAATCTCGGAACTCTCCGAATTTCGCATCGCCAGCCGTCACTTTCTTACTCATTGGTTGCATCGCTAAAATCTTAGGAATCACAACGTCGCGCGCGGTAAGCGCCTGGACGCCCCACTCGTTAGCATCGAAAACAGTTTCAGATACAGCTACTTCTTTATTCTCGATTGTTTCAATTGCTTTGTTTACGACTTCTGGATGCACTACCTCTGCTTTTACTTCGTGTTTTTGCTTGCTCATATTACTTACCTTTCTTTGAGATAAACGATAACGTCTCTCGTGTTACTGGTTCACCAATCCCTGGAACTGAGAAGCCCAGGGTTCCTTTGCTCGACTCTTCGTCCAATCTGTTATTGTACCAAGAGTTAAGCGTATTCGAGTTAACTGATACGAGCCCGTAAAAAACTTCTTCACCTAGCTCGTTCAAATAGCTCAAAAATTGTTTCTTCTGAGTAAGATCAGAAGGCACGCGAACGGAAGCTTTTTGCTTGATCGTCACTGTACCTAAATTACTCAAATAAGATTTTTTACCCGCGTCTTTTAACGCTTGCATGATCTTCGCCTCAGTCGCCTCAAAATCTTTGTGCGCTTCTGATGACACGGCTTTTGCGGCTTCGTAAACTGCCCACTTGTCATTGTACTCAATGACTAAAGCTTCCATCGCCGCCATATCTAAAGTTTTCGTCGCTGCTACCTCGGCCCATGCCTCGGGGTTCGTTGCTTGCTGTTCTAAATTATCCATTTGTATTTACCTCGAAATGCTTTGCAAAAACTCCCATAACATACGCCTGTTTCTTTTTAAGGGCCTCTAGCTCTCTTTCTTTAGTTGCTATCTGTCTTGAAGACGCTTCTTCAAGTTCTTCTCGACTAATTGGTATTTCTAGCTTGTCCATAGGAGCTAACTGCGCGGCGTCTTTAGTTTGAGCGTTTACATTAACTATTTTTACATCAAAATCACTATAAGAATTTTCAATGTACGCGACTACTATAGTAGGAAGGCTCTGAAACTCGTTAAAATCAACGATAATTCCGTACCTTGTTTCATACTGGTCGCTGTACTTCTTGACCAATACCTTTACTTTATCCCCTATCTTATAGGTGTCGATTGTTTTCGCGTGCCTTAAATCGACCTCCATTTTTACGCCGTTTATTTCTATGATTTTCTTATGCTCATTTTCCATTTCATTGTTTCCTTTCGTACTACTAGAAAACCACTTAGCTTGCATCTTTGCAAGCATTATTTTTAGGCGATTCAGCGCGCTCTATAAAAATCTCATTACTAGCCTGTAAGCAAAGCCTAACGTACTTACCTTTAACCTCGACAATCTCGATCTTAAGCTCTCCATGATTTATCGTCACTTGCTGGCCTTCTTTTCGAGTAATGCTTAAACCTTTTATTGTTGATTTTTTAATAAAATTAGGCATCGGGGGTCCTACTTTCTTTGTAGCGATCGTCTAAATCTGGCCTGGAATGATGAAGCTCTGATGCGAACATGAGGCAGCAAGATGCGTGATAGAGGTGAAGTAAACCCGTTTCCCTATCGTAATCCTCGCCTGAAAGGTATGCGAAAACATGCCTGAGACATGCACCAATGAGTCGTGATCTTGCGATACCCTTTCGCCAATTGTGAGCTTGATATTTTTTGGCCCCAAAAGTGAGAACTTGTGACACTCCTTCGATCCATATTGGTGAAAGGTATTCCATTTTAGGCTTTTCTTGATCATGTTTAATTCCTTCTTTTAAATCTTGCTGTTCCATGTGAGTACTTGCTCCGCTATGTTTTGTTTGTTCGCTAAAGACTCTAAAATAAGTTGGTCAATCGTGTCGGGACTCACCAAATCAATTCGAGTAATGCACTTATGAATTTCGCTACCGCCTCGGTAATTCCTGGCCTCGGCCTGGAGATCCTGCTCAAGACTAAAATTCCTCGAATAGAAAATAGAATAGCTGGCCTCTACCAGGTTAATGCCGATCCCTGCGGCCCCTTGATTTCCAATCACAACTCTGACTCGGGGGTCTTTCCTAAATTTTTCGACGTTATCCATTTTTTGAGCCCCTGTGATTCCACCATGAAGCTCGACGTAGTCAATTTTTAATTCTTTGCACACTTGAGCGATCTGCACATAATTTGCATGGAAAACACTCCACACGATAACTTTGTGCTCCGGCGTAAGCTCCTCAAGTAAATCCTTCAAAGCGTCGAGCCTCGGATTCTTTTTAATTTGAATCACGTCGCCGTCTTCAGTTTTTGCGTACCCACTAATAATTTGCTGGAGCCTAAGCGCTTTCGTTAACGCCATTTGCGCTACCACGGCTCGGGGTTCGTCCGTGTTCTCGTGGGTCTTTACCCAGGCGATATATTCATCGCGCATGGAATTGTACATTTTCCTTTGTTCTTCAGATAAAGGAATCTCGATCGTTTGTCGGACTAGATCGGGAAGATCAAGGCACTCGTCTTTTTTAACCCTTACGGCTTTGCTGTAAATGATCCGGTTAAGCTCGTCGTAGGTCTGGGGTCTTGGTGCCCATTTCGGAAAATGCCGCTGGGAAGGCATTCCAGCGTTTAGGTCTTCAAAATAGATCCCTCGAAACTCAAAAAAGTTCATGGGCCTTCTACCGCCTTCGTACCTGGGATCATTCACCGAAAATGCGCGGCCTCCATCGAGAATCCTGTACTGGTTGAAAATATCCATCGGAGTGTTCAGGATCGGGGTGCCTGTAAGTATGTAACGATGCTTGCAAAGATCCGCAATTCTGGTCACGGCCTTCGCGCGTACGCTCTGGGGGTTCTTAAGCCTATGGCTTTCATCGGCAATCAAAACCTCGGGCTGCCAGTCTTGGATAAGCTTCGTAAGCCCTTCCATCTCCATGGCCTCGTAGTTCGTTATGAAAATTCGAGACCTGGTAAGGGTCTGATCTTTCGATAGGGCCATATCATGGAAAAGAGATTCTCGGTTCTTGCCCTTACCAATAAGACAAACAATGTCGTCCTGGGAGATCTTCGAATACATGCCGAACTCTTTTTTCCAGTTATTGACGACGATCATCGGCCCCAGGATAAGAACGCGTAATAAGCGTTTTTCCCTCGTGCAAAGGGTCCGAACTATCTCGATAGCGGTTCTTGATTTTCCTGTACCCATTTCGAAAAAAAGGGCCAGGTCTGGTATTTTTTGCGCAAGCGCAACGGCTTTACTTTGGTGGTCCCAAAGCGGTCTTGTGTCCATCTTAGACATAATGATTTATTCTTTCTGTTCAAAAAACTTTTGAGTGAAAACTAATGCACTCTTTTGAACGGTTTTAGTTTCTGATTCTCCATGACAGCTTACGGTGATCGTAAGCATGTCACTCCCATCGCATTTCGTGATTCGGGGTTCACACCAACACTTTGCGCACACTAGGCGCGAAGATAGTGAGTAAGACTCCATTGGATTTTCGGCCATTCCGTTAGGCATTCCCATTCTAATTACCTCCACAACATTGTTCAAAAGCTGCATTAATCAAATAAGGAACAGTATTCTCATTCCCATCCATCTGATTTCCAGCGGTATTATGTGTATATCCAATTGCATGACTAAGCTCGTGCGCTAAAAAAGAAGCCCGTGAGCAATCGTCGTAAGCCTGGTAGCATTGCCACTTCATGTCTATCGTACCGTCAGCGTTGTCGGCCCCGCACTCTTTATGAAATGGCGCTTGAAATACGCTAGGCGTGTAAATACTAAGCGTCGTACTAACTGAAGTGCTCCGAAGATTTGCTACGATTTCGTCGTTTGTTAAACCCTTGTTCTCATCAATATGAGCGGTATTATGAAAGAACGCGGCAAAGCATTCGGAGTTTTCTACCCCATTAAGGGTAGTCAAAAGTTTTGGTAAATTATCAACTAGCTCCTGTGGGCAACTATCCAGGCATGTTACCTTTTTAGTCGCAAGCGCGGTAGGTGATGCTGGCGTCGGGGTCGCAATTTCTTGGGGTGGGGAAATAGTGACAACCGGAATATGAGGGGGTGGGCTTGAAATGTGATGCCCTAAAAGTAAACCACCGAGTAAGGCAAAACTCGCCGCTATTCTCCTAAACATTATGCACCTCTCCCGCTTGCGCGTACAAAGCCCATGATGGGCGTGTTTCGCGATTGCGCTTGCATGTTCTTATGCTGGTTCATTTGAGCCGCTGCAATGCCTCGGCGTCTGTTTTGTGCCCAGGCTCTTGAGCTTCTTTTCTGTTTCTTAGTTAGCGGTTTCTTCATTGTTGCCTCCCTGTATGGCGGCGGGAGAAAGAATTGAACTTTCTTGGCTTTCTGCACCCGCGTCCGGCGTAGCAGCAACCTCAACCATTCCCGCCTCTTGTTGTTCTTCTAAATCTACCATTTGATCTATAAAATCGTCCATAACCTTGATTGCTTCTTTAATCGCATTCTCTCTAATTTGGCTAGGAGCCTCAAAATAATTTCGGGCTGCCAAAATTACTTTGTCGCGCATTTCTTCGTAAATCGCATCGGCTCCGAGGTGGGGACTATGCGCCTTAAGAACTGTAGGCTTAGGAAGCGCCCCGATGCTGGTAGTACGGTCAAAAAACTTTGGTTCGCCGTCCCTCATGTTTAAGTGATGATCGCAAAAAATAAACGCGTTACAAAACCCCAGGCTGTAATCGGCTGGGATCTTTCCCTTTTCATGACTTGCTTTTACTTCTCCGCAAAGCTTTGCAGTCGTTGCGGCAATTGCGTTTTTGATTCTTTCCATTCTACTCATAAAATCCTCACACTCTGTTAATGACGTTCATTCTCGCCAGGTAGTTAATTACTGCCTTGTACATTCCCATAGTAAAACGAGTTACTGAAGTAGCGCTAAGAGGCATTTCTTTTACGGTGATCTCGCCGTCGATGTATTCGAACATATTGTAGCGAAACGGGTCTAAAGGATCGTCGCTCAGTTTTTCGAATAAAGGATTTTCGTAATCGTCTTTTACCACCATGTGGTTTACTGTATTGCGCTGGTAAATAATTGTTTTGATAATCACGTCGCGCCTGGCATTCGAAGCGTGACGAAAACTCATTTCTTTTTGATAGTCCCTTTGCGTGGTGATCAAATCCTCAGTAATCTTTTTTACCACCTGGTCAGCGTGATCTACGTCGAGCTTATTATTTTCATCTCGACGGATAACTGGACCAGCGTCTTTTTTCTTGTCTCGGGGTGTGAAGCTCATTTTGTTCGCTCCAAATAAACCCAACTTATATCGGAAACGCGCACTTCTATTCCGTAAGTATCTTGGTTATGTTTTGAATGGTAAGGACTCAAAACACTGGCATATATCAATAAAATAAACTCCTCGTTTTTTAAAGCCGACGCTGCTCTAAAAGTTATTTCAGTCCCGTTTTTCAAGCCAAGCCTATAGTAATCTTGTTCGGGGTGCCCATGATCTGTCAGCATTATCAAATCTTTTAAAATTAAAAATAATTTATTGTCGTTCATTTTTCTTTCTCCTGTACTAAAACGCTACCGACTCACTTTCATTAATGCAAGCATTCTTTTTATAAAAATAAAACGGCCACTAAAACGCGAGTAATAGTGGCCGAGTACGAGAGAAAGCAACGTCTACCGTGTGGTTGAGCATTGAGTCTGTTAGAAATATAGTTATTGACTTCTTTCAAAAATGCAATCTAAATTATTAATACGAGAAAAAGAAAGTGAGAGTCAAGAATGAACGTAAACCAAATCATAAGCCTTCGACCGTTTTTTAATGGAAAACGAAACCGCGAGGAAGTTACCGACACAAAACACCTATTTCGAGGCCCTTCCGTAAGAGAAATCTACGCTGACCCCGATGCCGTCGTCGCTTTACTTCCTGAAAATGAACGCTACAATTTTTATTATACTGTCGCCAGGTGTGAAGCTGGAAAGCGCGTTTTTTGCAGCCAAGACGTACTAATGTTCGACATTGACAAAATGAAACTCACGGAGGTGAACGAAGATGGAACTTTCGAAAACTGCTCTAAATATATTAGCACTGTGTGTGCCGCACTTGGCATCAACGAAAAAACCCCTGGTGTGGTCTTCTCAGGGAACGGATTACACTTTGCTATCTGCCTCGAAACGCCGATTTTGGATGAGATTTATTTTGATAAAAACAGAAGACACTACTCGGCCCTCTGTAGCCGGATTAACGCCGCTCTTATTCGTGCTAACCTTCCTGGAGAGGCCGACCCCGCTGTATTTGATCCTAGACGCCTCATGCGCCTCCCAAATACGGAGAACCGCAAACCTGGTAAGCCAAGTCGGTACGCTAGAGTTCTTCAGGGTTGCGGCTTACCTATCCCGTTTAACATTGCGTCGCTTTCTGGTCTCCCGAACGTCGAGCCAGGCGACCAAATAAACGCAAAGACAGCCAGAAAATTTACCGCCGACGCCACTACCGTACAAGACGGATGTGACTTCCTAAAATTCATGAAGGACGATCCAAACGCCGTAAGCGAGGCCCAGTGGTACGCAGGGCTTTCGATCTTGGCGCGTATCGACCGAAAGCTAGGCCACGAGTACAGTGTCGGGCATAAGCTCTATTCGCCAGGTGAGACCGAGGCGAAAATGGACCAGTCTCTCGAAGCCTCGGGCCCCAGGACTTGCAAAGGAATCCAAAAGCTTTGGGGCGGCTGCCAAAAATGCCCGAACTTCGAGAAAGTCGAGTCTCCTATTATGCTTCGGGGCTCGGGTTTCATTAAAACCTCGGCCACGGGCTTCCACAACATGGTAATGAGCAAGGAAGGCGCTCTAGTGCCTAAGTCTCCAAACTACGAAGACCTTCGCCTATTCTTCGAGCAAGAAGCCCCTTACAAAGTGCTTAAGGGTGCGGGAGTCGTGTATCGGTACAATGGTAAGTACTGGGAGGAAATGGACGACATGACGATCCAGGCTTATGCTCAAGACCATTTTGACCCGCACGCGATGACGCACATGACGGTAGAGTTTAAGAATCTCATTTGCCGTACTAACCAGGTCTCTCCCGATTGGTTCACTCAATCCACAAAAGGAAAACTTAATCTTCAAAATGGAATACTTGACCTAAAAACTAAAGAATTGGATCCACATTCAGACGAATACGGTTTCACCTACGTCCTTCCTTACGCTTACGACCCCGAGGCGAAAGCCCCACTCTTTGAGACCTTTATGCTGCAAATCATGGACTACCGGACAGACCTCGTTCGGCTCCTGCTCCAGTTCTTAGGGTATTGCATCTCTGGAAGCTCGTGCTGGGCTCAGAAAGCCCTTCTCTTAACCGGAGAAGGCTCGAATGGTAAATCTACCTTCATGGAGGTTTGCACAGCCCTGGCAGGAAGTGAGAACTATTCTTCGATAACTTTAAAGGACATTCACGACCAGGTCAGTAGGTACGCCCTCGTCGGAAAGCTTTTTAACCTAGCCGAGGAAACTCCGACCTACGCCATGACCGAAAGCTCGGTGTTCAAGAATCTCGTGACGGGCGGCGAGGTCACAGTAAAACAACTTTATAAGCAGCCCATGCGATACCGGAACACCGCCAAGTTTATGTTCGCGTGCAATGAGCTTCCCGTCACTAAAGACGTGTCAAAAGGCTTACTCAGGCGCTTACTCATCGTCCCTTTTGACAAAAGCTTCGAGGGTGAAGGCGACAATAAAAACATGAAGTACCAGCTTTTTGAGGAGCTGCCTGGAATCCTAAACGTGGTCCTCGATCATTTTGCCGAATTGATGGAAACTCGTCGTTTTATTAAAACTACCGAAGTAGATCGCGAAGTCGAAAACTTTAACCTCGAAATAGACAACGTCAAACGCTGGGTCACGGATCGCCTCACCATCGAGGAGATCGACAAAAACAGCGATCTAAAGCAAGGCATTAAAATAAGCGTTCTCTACGGCGCTTACCGCATTTACACTGAAGCGGAAGGCGAGAAGCCACTTCCTAAAATCACTTTCACAAAACGTCTGCACAGGCACATTCCAGCCTTTAAACAACGCCGCCGTGTGGGAACTTCGCGAGTGGATCGCGAATGCAGTTACGTCGGCATAAAAGTATTTGAGGACACCAAATCATGACCAATGACCAAATAAAAACCGCGATGCGCATTACTTCTATTTTCGAAAACGACACAAGCGTACTTCAATACGACTACGCCGAAAAACTATCCGACTTCACAAAAAGAGGCGTGACTTTTGGTCTCGGATTTTGCGTGCGCACTGGCGACGGTTTCCAGGTCCTTCAACAGATCTTAAGCCGGAATAAAAATAGCCCACTCATTAAGTATCTAAACCCTGTCAGAAAGGCCCAAGACTCGGGGTTCTATAACGTCGTATGGTTTCCAACCAAAGAATTCATAAAAGACTGGAACGCTCACGGAGCCGACCCCGAAGCAGTCGCCGCGCAAGATGCGGTCTATTACACCGAATGCGTAAAACCAGCAATTGATAAATTTAATTATTTAGGCTTATCAAACTTTTGGTCTTTCTTCTCTTTGTTTGATGCTTACGTCATGCAAGGCGACGACGGCGTTTCATCTATCATCGAATCAATGGGCACAACGTCAAGCGAATCAGAATGGTGCGAACACTTCAACGCTTTTCGCATTCAGTACATGCAAGACCAAGACGATGCCGAGTGGAATAAATGTTTAAATCGCCCAGCTTTAATACATGATATTTGTGTAAAGTACTGGGATAAGCAAACCGGACCGTACCAGCTTTCTTTAGGAACCTACGGCGACTTTTCAATTTAATCACCACAAAAAGAAAACGCCCGAGTTAGGATTAACCAGCTCGGGCGTTTTCGCGTGATCCCTGTTTTTTATTTCAGTTCTCCCGCTCAGTGTATAAAATATCAAAACTGTGTCAACTACTTTATTTTTTCTTTATATGTTTTTTGTGAAGCAATGACAGTCGCTCGATATTTCCATCTGAAAACGTAATAATTTTATTCTTTGCCTTACGCTCTTTAAACTCTTTAATCATGCACCAGTCGTTTGCACTCATGCCGTAATTCTTAGCCGCATTACCCTGGTTTATTCCACCTACCAGCTCATAAAGATCGTCTAAATGCTGGTGCGCCCTCGCCTCTGCTCCAACAGTAGGGGAAGGCACAGCATTAGCAAGGTTCGGGTTTTTCGCAATCGCTGCGCTCGCGTCGGGGGTCTTGTTACTTTTTTCCATGGTTCTCTCCTATTTGTTTTTCAATTTCATGTTTTTTAGCGCACATAATTCCCATTCTCATCGAGACACTCTTCGTCGTCTTCAGCTTCCGAGTGCATCGAAGACAACGAACTATTTCCGATGTACTGTCTCTTTTCCGCGTCTTCAATGAGTTGCTGGGTTTTACTTTTGAGTTTGTTACTGATCGAACCTTGTTTTGTTTTCGCATATTCTTCCTTATGGGTTATTAATAGATCCTTAGCAGAGCGCGGCATATTACGGCTGGTCATGTACTCCGTTAATGCTTCCATTATGGTTGCACTAATAGTCATCTTTTTAGAAGCAGCGAAAATAGTTACGCTTGCTTTAAAATAAGACGTAGTACGAAAACCTACCGTGGTATCCAGTATCTCTGGTTTTTCCTTTTCGTAGTCTTCTGTGTCGTATATGTTTTCCATTATTATGTTATATGGTAACAACGAAAATCTGTAAAGCAAACATACATTTATTTTTATTGTAACATTGTACGTTGTTATTATTGAGCTTTTTGTGCAACGACAACGAAGAAATACGAAAGCCCAAAGTTTTTATAAAACCGAAATATACTGACTGTACTGTACTAACAGTAATAACAGTATTATTCCTTTATTATAACTCTTTACTCTTATTCTTTATTGTAACATTGTAACAAAATAAGTAAATATATAAAACTATTAAAGAATCTGGTTACAACGGACATGTGCAACGAAAAAATGTAACAATGAACGTGTACGTTGCACGCTCGTCAATAGTTTGTTCTGGTTTAAATCATTTAACGCGGGTATTTTTAAATCTATGGCAAAACGAAAGTCACCCCTGGCGGGTGCAGAGGCCGTGCCTGGTGCGCGTCCTTTAAGTTGGGCAGAAGAAAAATTCATTGAAACTTATATTGACAATGGAGGAAATGCTACAGGTGCTTATCGAGCTTCTCACCCTGGATGCCTTTACAGCACTGCAAATACCGAGGGTCCTCAATGGCTCGCAAAACCTCGCATAGCTGAAGGGATCGAACAAGCGCGAGAAGAGTTTAAGAATTTAATTAAAATTGATCGCAAAAAGTTGCTCAGAGTTTATGCTGGAATAGCGTTTTCAACGATTGACGACTTTACGGAGGTGCTTAAAGATCCGACGAAAAAAGAATCGTATACTGGTCTCGGTGCTAAAAAGCACGCGATCGAATACGCGGAAAAATCAACAAAGAACGGAAACAAGATAAAACTTGTTTCTAAGCTGGCGGCGCTAAATGAACTTTGGGACAAATGTGGACTTAAAAAAGAATCTGATACAGGTAGCGGAACGGCTCACGCTGAAGCAGTTTTCCGAGCAGTATCGAAAATTCTTGGAGACGAACCAACTTGAGGAAGCTCAAAATCTACTTTGGGCTCGCTGTGCTACGGACCTGGAACTTTTTGCCATTCATTATTTTCCGCATTACTGTCAGTTCTCTTTCAATGAATTGCACCGTGATCTTTTTTCGATTACTGAATTTGGTGAGAGGGCGGTTAGACGCGCACGCGCTGCACCTCGTGGATATGCAAAGTCTACGCTTGAGGCCCTTATCAAACCCCTTCACGACCTTTGTTACCACCTCGAAGTTTTTATCGTCATATTCTCAAACACTCAGGACCAGGCAAATCAAAAACTTAAGGACATTCGGACCGAGATACTTACGAACGTACCTCTGGCTTCTGATTACAAACTTCATTTTCCAAATAAGACTCCAGGCGAATCGCAGTACGTCGCATTTAGCGGCGATCATTCGTGCTTATTTCAAAGCTATGGATCGGGTACGGAAGTACGGGGAATTCGGCACGGTGCCAGCCGACCAAGCAAGATCGTCGTCGATGATGGTGAACATTCTGAGGAAGTTCTTAACGAAGCGATCAGGAGAAAATACGAAGACTGGTACTTTCAAGTCGTCTCGAAACTTGGAACGAAAGACACGAACATCAACATTATCGGCACCATTCTCCATCCCGAATCCCTTTTATCGACGCTCATCAGGAATGCCGCGTACAGTGGCAAAATTTACAAAGCTGTAATTTCGTGGGCCGATAATCAAAAGCTTTGGGACGAGTGGACTCGCATTTACACGAACCTCGATGATCCCGAGCGGGTTCAAAAATCTCGAGTTTTTTACACAGAAAATGAAAAAGAAATGCTTCGAGGGACAAAAGTTTTATGGCCCGAGAAAGAGTCATACCTGGACTTGATGAAAGAACTTATCGAGACGGGCCGCAGGGCTTTTTATAAAGAAAAACAAAATGAGCCTATCGGAGGCGACGAAGCGCTATTCGAAAAGATCCACTGGTATCGTGAGACTAGCGAAGGCTTCTTGATTGAATCCACAAACTCATTGATCCCATGGGACCAACTCAAAGACAAAGAAGGCCGCTGGCTTAATTCGTTTGGGGCTCTCGATCCGGCCACGGGTCAAACAAAAGCGCGTCCTAATAAGCTAGGCGATTACTCATGTATTCTTACGGGGATCGGCGTAGGCGTTCGAACTGAACATCGAACTAGGCTTTTTGTGCATGATGACTGGACAAAACGGGAAGGCCCGACTCGCTGGATAAGTGAGATTTTCGAGCATGATCAGGTCTACAACTATCAAAAGTTTGGCGTCGAGACCAACTTGTACCGCGATCTTCTTATGCCGAATATCGAGGCCGAGCGTAAACGCTGGGAGACTAAACTTAAAAAGCAGCTACGAGTGCCATTCTATGATATTCATAACGTAGAGAACAAAGAGAAACGGATCTATACCCTTGAGCCGAAAGTCACTCATGGCTGGATCTTATTCAACCGAACCTTGAGCCCGTTATTCATGAGGCAGCTAGAAGCTTTCCCTCATGGAGACCACGACGACGGGCCTGACGCACTTGAAATGCTTTGGTCTTTGATGAACAATAGATATAAAGCGAGCGGTGTGAATGTAAACGCTATGGGTGGAAGGTAATGAAAAACATTGTTTGGAGAAGAATAGGGGGTAAAGTCGTTCCGTTAAAGCTGTCATCAGGCTTTCAACTTGACCCTATTTATCATAAAGCAAACATTGTTTCTAAAACCAAAGAACACGCCGCTAAGATTGGCAGAGCCATAAAACAAGGTTTTGACGTTTCTCAATCTTGGTTTCATGGTACTAATGCAAGCTTTAAAAAGTTTGACATGAACAAATTTAGAACAGGATCGGGAGCAGTATCCGAAGGTTTTGGCGCTTATTTTGCGAAAGACTCGAAACTCGCTAGTGGATACGCAAACTCAAAAATAAACGGTGGAAACGTACATCAAGTATTTTTAAAAAAAGGTAAATACGTTACCGAAAATTCAAAGCCTTTTAATCGTAAAGAATTAGTAAGCCTCATAAAAGGCGCAGGAAAAGAAAATATTGAAACTGGCTTAAGTAATTACGACGAGAATAAAAGTAAAGCTTTAGCGACTGCGCTTAAAGGGTATTCAAAATTTTCTCCTCCCGATCAAATGGCTATGGTTCAAAATGAGTTTTATCGTGGAAACATGAATAGGCTTGGATCTTCGCTAAAAAAGTTAGGGTACATTGGTATTGATGTTCCAGGCAAAAATAAAATTGTAGGTCAAGGCCCTATTTCTGAAGTCAAAGTCGCTTTTCACCCTTCAAGTATTCGCTCAGTTCATTCCTCTTTTAAAGTGAGGAAAAAGTAATGGGAAAGATTATTTTTAGAAAAGTGGGCGGTAAAATTGTACCCATAAAAATAAGCTCTGAAAAATCCGAGGCGGGTTTTGATAAAATAAGAAAAATTACGGCAGTGGCTAAAGGCGCTGGTATAGAGCCAGGTAGTGATAAACACGTCGGTCACATGTTTTTAAAAATACCTAAAACAGGCACAGGCGCGGAAATAATGGACGTAAGAGTTAGGGAAGGCTGGAAACGTCGTGGTTTAGGAAAACAAATGTTTGAACATGCGGCAAAACTTGCGGGTCGAGTGGGCAAAAAGTTTTTAAGATCCGATGAAATTCAACATCCTTCCCAAGCTGGCATTAGATTAAAACACGGCAAAACTAAATTTATTGCGCTAGGTTTTGGTAAATATCAAGAACAATCAAAAAAAGTTAAGCCTTACCAAATTAGAGAAGTTATTAAGTCTTACAAGCACCAAGTAAGGGCTACGACTATGATCAAAAAGAAGTTTAGGAGAACTAAATAATGGCAAGAGATCTGAAACCAAAAGCAGGGGGCCTTAGTCGTTTACGCCGATTCGCTCAGAATAATTTAGGCGTGATCATGACTGATGAGATGAACGCAGGAAGGGTTTTTAGAAAAGACGAGCTTGATCTTCTTGATAAATACTACGACGGTACACAATACGAAAATCTCATGGACTGGAATGAGGCCATGGAGCAAGAAGAGTACGTTTCTATTCGTAAACGTAAACCGCGAGTCATGTATAACGTGGCTAAAGTTTTGGTTGATAAAGTGGCGGCTAAACTTGTGGGTGAATCTACTTTTCCTACTTTTATTGTTGAGGAAGATGAAGAAGACACAGCATTTTTTAGGACTGTGCAAAAAGCCGCGCGTTTTCGCCGCAACATGCTTGATCCTATCAAACAGCTTCTTAAATCCGGCGCAGTATTTGTTCGCTATTACCTGGTAAACGGAGCTATTCAAGTTGAGTACGCAAACTCAAAATATTGCTATCCTAAGTTTGATGCTTCCGGCGAGCTTGACTCGATCGAGATTAAGTACGTTTACGAAGATGCCAACGATTTAGACAAAGATGGAAAACCAAAAGCGAAGTGGTATCGGTTGGTTCTCGATAAGATGACCGACGTTCTTTTTGATAACCCTGATTACCGTCAGGGCTCGACGCCTACGTTTGAAGAAGTGGCCCGAGCCGAGCATGGGTTAGGCTGGGTGCAAGGCGAATGGTTTTGTACAGTAAAAGACAAGTTTGATTTTGATGGCTCTGGTATTTATGCACAGATCCTCGATTTCATTGACGACATAAATTACTCATTATCGCAGTCTAGCCAGGCCACGAGCTACGCACAGGAGCCGCAACTCGGAATCAATGGCGTAGATGAGGACGAGCTTGAATCGCTTGTACGGTCGTCTCAGAAAGCCTGGAACCTTGGCCGCGAAGGTAAAGCCGAATACATCGAGGCGAAAATGGACGGCGTTAAAAATGCCGTGGAAACCCGAGATAAGACCCGTCACCTAATGCTCGACGTAGCTCGCGTGGTTTTGCATGATCCCGAGAAGATGACGGCCCAGGCGCAAAGCGGGGAAGCTTTAAAGCAGTTAAACGCGCCTCTTGTGGAACTCGTGGACGAGCTAAGACTTGTGATCGAGCAGAACATGGTCAATCTTTTAATTAAGATCGGGCTCACAGCGCTGCACTACAATGCTCAGGGCGAAGAAACAGTCATCGAAACGCCGCCAGGTTACATGCCTAGCTCGGTGGATATTACCGTCCAATGGCCTCCGATCTTTCCGGCAACGATCGCGGATATTAATTTAATGGCTCAGGCTGCTAACACTCTTTCCCAGGCGCAAATCATTTCGAGAGAGACACTCACGAGATGGATTGCGCAAGTCATCCCTTCCGTGGATAATATTGAAGAGGAACTTAAAAAGATTGCAACTCAAGAACCTTTGCCGTCTCCGTTTGGCACTTTTGGAGGGCCTTAAGATATGTCATTTACATGCACTTCTCAGACCGTAGTAAACCCGATTATTCCTATTCTTATTAATCTATGGCAAGGAAAAACATTTTTATACAACGGAACTATAACCGATAGCACAGGCGCATTGCTTGACCTTACGGGATATTCTTTCGCTGGCTGTATTCGAAAGTCTCCGACTGATGCACCGATCCCATTTACATTTGTGGTCCTAAACCAAACAACGTACAAAGGGCAATTTACTGCTTCAATTTCTCCGGCAGTTAGCGAAAAAATAAACGTGAATCCTTATCTTGCTCCGAACATTACTTTTACGCCTTACCTCGGAGAGATGAACATCATTGACCCGAGCGGAAATATTTTCCCGTTTGCAGAATTTAACGTCCAAGTATGGCCGATGGTGCAACCGACAAATGTATAATGTAACGCTTACCGACGGCACGAATACCTTCAAGACTACTTTCACAATGGTGATGTATGTAGCCACGTTTTCGTTGCCTAATAGTTACATAGCCACGTTTTCCAGTCTTGGAATGCAGGGGCCGCAGGGCTTGCAAGGGCCTACAGGAGCCACGGGCGCGACGGGAGCCACTGGTCCACAAGGGCCTCAAGGAAACCCAGGAGCAAACGGATCCACTTGGTATTTTGGTACAGGAACACCCTCAAATTCCGGCGGTTCTAATGGTGACTATTACCTCGAAAACGTGGGCCGAATTTGGAACAAACAATCAGGCACATGGGTTTATACAGGTATTAATATTACGGGTCCCACAGGGGCAACAGGAGCGACCGGAGCTACAGGAGCAACGGGTCCTCAAGGGACGCCTGGAACAAATGGGACCAACGGCTCGACTTGGTATCAGGACAGCGGTACACCTTCGAGCGGCACCGGAGTAAATGGGGATTATTATTTTAGGACTACAACAGGAGACGTTTATTTAAAGGCCGCAGGATCTTGGTCTATTGTGGCAAATATTACGGGTCCGACGGGTTCCACTGGGGCGACCGGACCAACAGGCCCGACGGGGCCAGCGGGTCCGAATACTGTTTCAACGTCTACGGCTTCGAATATCACGGGCATTTTAAAAGGTAACGGTTCTACGGTAGTTCAAGCCGCTGCTGGTACTGATTACGTTACACCTTCGCAGCTTTCTGCATACGCTCCGGCGGTATCAGTTCAGGCAACTTATGCAGCAATGATCGCGCTTGGAACTCCTTCGGTAAATACTTTTTATGTAATAACTTCGGATGAAAATAAAAATTACGTTAATTCAACTTATTTATGGCTTTCAAATGGTTCTAGACTTTGGATAGCTTCGACAGGAGACAACTAAGATGAGTAGATTTCCAGTAGACTCAGGATTTTATAGCGATTTTAAACCGGATATTTCAACGCAATTAGTGCGGCTTCCTGATCGTACTATTAGAGCGGTTCTCGGTTCATCAGATATTCAACCCCTTGTGTTTGATACTCAAGGTTACTGCTCAATGGTCATTCAATTAAGACAAACGTCTGCCAATGGTTATTTAGTTATAAAGCAATCTTCAGATGGGGTTACATTCGACTCGCCAGTAAATCTGCATAATCTTGGTGAGACTAGCGTTCAAAACGTAACTCAAAATAATTATAATAATAATTCAGGGCTCACAGTTCTAGGTTGCAATAAAGTAGGGCGGTTTATAAAAATAACTCAAAGTGTGTCTAACCCTGCTAGTTTAGTGATTACTCTTTCCCAGTATCCGATTCAAATTCCGATGAGTAACCCACAGATTCAGCAAGATAATACCTTTAAATACGCTACTCCATCAGGTGGTATTACTTCTACAACGGCAGTTACATTATCGCCGAGCGCGGTTTCTTATTCTTACCGATACGGGCTTTTGTCTTTACAGTTAAAAAACGCTGGCACTGGATCGAGTGAATTTTTAATTAGTTCTGTTACATCAGGCACAGTTCATTACCGTGGATACTTAACCGCGAACGATGTTCAACAATTAAATTTTTCTCCTATGCTTTTATCAGACAACCAAAACCAATTACAGTTTCAATTAGTATCAGCGACTAACATGCAAGTTTATGTCGGAGCGCAAGGAATACAGGTGTTATCATGAGCACAGTGACATTATTTCAGAGTGATTACGGTATAGGTATTAGCCCAGAAATTGCAATGTGGGGAGATTCGCTTACTCAAGGGGCAGGAAGTACACAACCGATTACGACGATACTTCAAAATCTTCTTTATCCAAGATTAGTTATTAACTATGGAATCGGTGGGCAAAGTTTACAGCAAATTGCAATGAGACAAGGATCAAACCCGTTTCAATTAACTATTTCAGGGAATGCTTTTTCTGGCACTTCAGCAATAGCGGTAACGTACATAAATGGGCTTGCGCCTACAAATAGCACGACAATAAATGGATCAACAATTTACACTGCTCCACTTTCAACGGCTGCCGACACTACGACAAGGTCAATTACCGGAGTATGCGCCGGAGTTCCTTGCCAGCTTCAAAGAACCGTAGTTTCTACAGTAGAGACATATACTTTAAAGCCAATCAATTCATCATCAGCAACTGTTTTGGCAGGATCTTATTTTTATCCAGATTACGGATACAATGCCCGTGATGTGATCGAGCTTTGGTGGTGGGGTAGAAATAATGTAAGCGCATTAAGTGGACTATCAACTTACTACGATGCGGCGGTGCAATTAAAAAGAAGACCAAGACGATTTATCATCGTGGGTGTTTTGCCAGCGTTAAGTGATACGAGCGGCACTGCAAATTACACGGATATTACTACTTTCAATTCAGCAGTAGCCGCGAAATATCCAAACAACTATGTAGCAAGCACCCCACCTACTACGGCAGAAATGAGCGCAGTTGGTTACTCTCCAACAGCAAATGATTTAACGGATATTGCTAACGGAGTTTTTCCAAGGGGTTTAAGATACGACAATAATGTGCATCTTATTTATCAAGGTTATCAAATTTTTGCTAACCGGATTTATGCACTAATGCAAACTTACGGATGGGACTAGGAGAAAGTTATGGCAGACAATGAGCTTTTACTTTTTGGTTTTAAAATTGCTTTGTTTCTAGTATTCCAGGGGGTAATTTATTATTATGCCAAACGCCATCACATTTAGACGAATACATGGGCACGTCGTACCTATAAAAAACGGCGGCAGCGTAGACAATAATCATAAGAAAAAAGGCGCTGTTTTAGTAGCAGCGGGGGCCACGGTTGGCGCAGTGTCAGCACATAAAGCTGGCGGTATTATGCACGAGTCAGCACTTGCGGAAAACGTAGCAAGAAGTCATGAAAAATCAGCAAAAAAATTTAAATCTGACGGCCCTCTTTTTCAAGAAGCTGTAAAAAGCAAAACTAAAAAAGCTATGAACTTAGCGAAAAAATCTTATTCGAAATCTAAGTCGTTAGAGAAAGCAGCTTTTAAGGTAAGAGGAAAAGGCTTTGCCGTTGCTGGCGCTTTAATTGGTGCCGGAGTAGATAAGATAAACAACGATAAAAAAAGGGATTCAAAATTACGAGCGTCAACCGCTGGCGTAGTCACTGGGGCTACTCTTTTCGGTATTCATTCTGTTTATGCTAGGGCAGTAGGTAATCGAGGTAAAAATATTTTTAAACATGCTTTCAAAAGGGTACTTAAAGTCTAATGCCAACTTTCTTTGAAGAGGTCGATTCCATTGGGATCGTCGAGCAGCATATTCAAAAAATTCTAAAGCTCGAAGGAGATCAGGCCGACGCGATCCTTTCCGAGTACCGAGACATTCGCCGCGATCTCGTGGACCGGATCTCAAGATACCCACGAGGAACGTTCACTCGCCAGCATCTAAACGGGGTCTTGGCCCAGGTGAACGCGGCAATAACAGCGATGAGTAAACAACTTGCTGGCGACACAAAGCAAGGCGCATACCGAGCAGCCCTCGACGGGGTCGAAGGTCTTATAAAGGAGCTTAAGGTTTTCGACGAAAAATTTACGGGCGCGGTCACGCCAATAAATCTCAACGCGACACTTGTGGCACACGACGCAGCGAATTTGCTGGTAACTCGCTATGATACCAACTTGAATGCTTACGGTAATGGACTTTTGACACAAATTACAAATGGTCTCGTCAGTGCGACGCTCGGGGAGACCACAACGGATGAGGTTATCGGGCGCGTATCTCAATTCTTCACCGCAGAAGAGTGGAAACTCCATAGAATTATTAGAACAGAGCTTCACCATGTTTTCAACGTAGGTAAAATGAACGGTATGAAGGAGCTGCAAAATAACGAGCTTCCCGACTTAAGAAAAACGCTTATGCACCCCATGGATGCCAGGACAGGCGACGACTCGAAGTACGCGGCCAGGCTTGCGCTTGTCGTGGCGATGGACGAACCTTTCTCGTATAAGTGGGGTAATGACGTGCGAACTTACATGGCCCCGCCTGACAGACCTAATGATCGCTCGATTCTAGTCCCGTACCGAGACGCGTGGGGAGCGATGCGAGGCCCTGCTTTCATTCCAGGTACTTTTCCGTCAGCGTAGTGGCGTCAATAATATGTTCTAGTAACCGTATTTAATTACTGTATTCTTTAAAAAACAGCACTCAGGTTAGTGCGGAAAGGCGCGTTTATGACTCTTGAAGAGTTGAAACAAGCAATGGAAGCAGCAAAGGCTAAACTCGATGCAGCTCCAAACGATAAGGCTTTACAAATTGCATTAGCGAAGGCTCAAAAGGCTTACGACGATGCGAAGGCGATTGCCGACTCTGGCGAAGGCTCTGGTAGCTCGGGCGAGGGTGAGGGATCAGGCGAAGGTGAAGGCGGCTCGGATGAGCTAGACGAAACTAAGCTTGATGAAAAGACAAAAGCGTATCTAGCGAAACTTCGCAAAGAAAACGCAAAGCACAGAACACTTGCGAAAGACGCGAAGTCAAAGCTAAGTGAATCTGAGCAAAAAAGGAAAGCTATTCTAAAAGCTGCGGGTATCGAGTCTGAAGACGAGACGCCCGAAAAGAAGTTAGAAGTAGCGACCGCACAATCTCAAACACTCGCTTTTCGTAACGCGGTACTTGAGTCAGCGGTACAACACGGGATTCCAAAAGATCAGATTGAATACTACGAATTTTTAATCGCGAAAGCGACGAATGAATTGCAAGAGGGTGAAGAACTCGAAGACGATGCACTCGCGGAAATCGTAGGAAAGGTTAAGAAAGCTGGCACTAAGTCAGCGAACTCAACCGTAGGAGGGGGAGCCGGAAGCGGAGCCCCTAAGCCTGGCCCTTCTGATAAGATTACTCTCGAAAGATTTTGCTCAATGGGCATTATGGAAAAGAGTAAGCTTTATACGGAAAAACCTGATTTGTATGCGCAGCTAGTCCAAGAAGCGAAAGCTAAAAAGAAACTCGTTTAACGAGTAGGAGGCAAAATGCCAGCAACAGTAGCAGCCGACTTTAATTTTACACCTAAAGTATGGCAAGACCATATTATGGCTTATTTCGATCGTAAACTTGTTTACGGAGCTTTCGCGCTTCGTGATGACAGCTTAACCGCGTCGCCAGGTTTAACTCAAAACTTCCCTTATTTCAAAAAAATTGGGGCTGCGGAAAATCCTTCAGAAGATGAAGGCTTACTCGTAGATAACTTAACCGATGATTCATTCAACGTAACTGTAGCAGAAGTTTCAAAAGCTGTGGGTGTCACCAAGAATGCTTTTAAATCTTCCGCTGCGAGGACTGAGCGAATTATTCAAGAGATCCAAGAACAAATTGGCCGCGTAATGGCTGAAAAAGTCGACGCGGATCTCTACAACGCTTTTTCTAGTTCATACACTTCTGGTTATGTTTCTTCATCTGGTAACAGCTATGGAACCATGAACATCAGAAACTTGAACATTGGTAAAGTCGTAGCGTTCGGCGATAAGCACAAAGACTCTGTAGTTTGCTTCATGCACTCTTTCCAGTTTCTTGACCTTATGACTGACACTACTGCGGGTTTCTTAGTTGCAAACGCGCTTGACCCTATGTTTATGGTTGAAGGTTTCGAAGGTCGTCTAGCTGGTGTGGCTATCGTATCCGTGGATACAGTAGGACAAAACACCGCTGGTCAAATCAATTCTAAAAATGCTTACGACGCTTGGATTCACAAAGCTAACGCTTACGGATTCATGGTTAAGCAAGACATGGAAATGGAATCAGACTACGATATGCTCCATCGTCAATGGGTATTCGCAGGTGACCAATGGTATGGTACTCGTTCATTCGATCAAACCATCAATGCGTCATTCAAGAAAACCGCGTTACTTCGTACAGTAACCAACAACGGGTAAGGAGAATTTACCATGAGTATGACATTAAACGAACGGAACCCCAACGTAGTAGTTATCCCTATCGGAACACAAGCGGCTTCAATCGTGTTGCCAGGTATGTACCTTCGTAAACATTCTCGAATCAAGAATGTTTATTTGATGGATCAAGCTGGTATCGCGGCAAGCGGAACGAACTATTTTACGTTCACGCTTCAAGACACTGCTGGTACTCCTGTTTCTTATGCTTCGGCAAACAGTATCGCTGGTATCTCTGCATTGACTGCTTTCCCTTTACCTCTTACTCGCCAGGATGACGATAGCTCGGCTAGCGTCAGCCAAGAGGAAGATGTTTTAGCGGGAACAACTCTCAATGTGAAACTCGTTCTTACTGGAACAGGTATCACGACTACAAAAGCAAACCTTGTGGTTGAGTACTACCCACTTTAATCAATTCTCGGGGTCGAGTAACATCGGCCCCGTTTATTAAAAAGGAGACTCAAACATGGGACTTATGATGTCACGCAGACGGGCTGCTGCTGCAAAAGAACACGAAGCCAATAAAGCTCAAGCGCACGCCGAAAATCATAAAGGCGCACACGAAAAGCATAAAGCCGAACTTGAGGCCGCAAAAAATTCACAGCCTAAAAAAGCTGAGGAACAAAAAGATGGCTCTGACAAGCTCGGAAGCAAATAAAGTCGTTCAGCTTTTAGGGTACGGCGGGAAAGTTACACAAGCGGGATCAGTGATCTATGATAAGATCATGAATGATCGTTTGCACCAACTCCCGCCGGACACTGAAACGCTAGTTCGTTCATATCTGGCTCAGGTCTATGCGATCGAAGCTCAAATGAATGCGGCTCCTGCACGTCTTGCGGCAAAAGCAATTGACGGTCTTACTATGAATCTTAACGAGCTTGAAATGCTTCGAAGAGAGCGTAAAAAGATCTCGCGCGAAATTGCCGTGCATTTGGATATTCCTTATGTAGGAACCAGTGGGCCAAGTTTAGGTATGCGCGTATGAATGCCCCAAAAGGCATAATAAATGCAATGCTGCCAGCGATTGACGCTATTTTAGGCGTTACCGATGCAGTAGGCGCAAATATTAAAAACGTGTACTTTGTGACTCGAACCTGGACAGGCGACGAACCTGGACAGGGCACAGCTACCGACGTAGTAGTTCAAATGCTTCCATCGCCTAATTTGAAAAGCTTCGCTCAAGACATTCGTCTACGCGAAGGTGGGAATATCAAAGCTGGCGATCTTATCTTAAAAAATGTGTCAAAAAACAAATACTCGTTTTCGGATTTAGATTCGGTGACGAGCGCACAAAATATACAAAAATTTTACCTTGTTGGTGATAAGCTATACGAGGTGATCAATGTAACGGAGAAATACGTCACTTTCGACGTGCTAGTCCGTGAACTAACCAATCAGGCGAGGTACTAAAAATGGGTGCTGAACAAGGCAAAAAACAATTATTTAAAGCTCAAGGTGAATACGCGAAAGTTTCTAAAAGTTTAGAAGCTGCAAGTGGACACGGTAAAGCTCGTACCGATGATCAAGATCTTGATCAAAAAAGACACGATCGCGGATACGATCCAATTGAGCAAGCTGAACGCGCTTCTATTGCGAGTAAATTAAACGAAGATGCTGGTCGTTACCGTAAAGGTCCTGGCCCAGTTTAATTATGAAGTTTATTCGAAAAAATGGACGGGTCATTCCTATCTTAGATAAGAAAGGCTCGTCCTCGAATAAAAATGACCGTCTAGTAAAACGCGGTCAACAAGCGCAAAAAATCGGAGCTACTGCGGTTCTCGGTGGGATTGCTACGGGAGCAATGTCCGACGCACAGAAAATAAAATCGCATGTCACAGGCATGGGTGCTTTGTTTCATGCAAAGCTTGCGCTTCGAGGAAAACAAGAAGCGGAAGCCGCTGGCGTGTTTGGGCAATTACATAGTGCTTATGTACAAAATGCTCCTAAAGCACGAGAGCTTGCAAAGAAATCTTTAAAGGCTGGAGCCAAGGCCATTCGGTTCAGTAAGATTAGTACAGGGTTGACTTTTGGTGGAGCGGCTTTAATCGGTGCAGGAATTGCGGCGGCAAGCAAAGGCATCAAACGTGAAAAGAAAAGGCAGGGCATAAAATGAGCATTTCAAGAAAAATTAATCCCGAGCTTAATAAATTTCCAGTGGGTCTTTATGGTGGCCGTTCAACCAAAGACATAAACAACAAAGATCAAAATTTAATTAAAAAACCATTCGACGAAGATCATGACGGAAAGCCCGACGTTAATGTCACTCAAGAATTGTCTGAGGACATGAACGCGGCACTTTTAAAGAAGAGGTAATGCGATGGGTGATGCAGTTCGCTTTATCAGAAAGAATGGGAAAGTAATCCCGATTCGTGCGCCAAGTGAAAGCAATTCTCACGAGGCTGGTAAATCGTACGCGCCACCGCATAAAAAACAAGTAAAAGTAAACCGAGCTTTGGACCTTACAGGTTTAGGTCTTTCTATCGCTTCGGGAGCCATTGCAGCGGCCACTTTCTCAACGCCTAAAGGTTTAATTGCAGGGCACGCCGTAGCCAAAGGAATTGACATAGGCGGGATCACAGCGAATGCGGCAAGCGTAGCCGGACGTGGAAACGCGAAAGAACGCGTAAAGCAAGGCGCGAAACAAGAGGCCAGGAATTTCGTCGTGGGTAACGGGGTATTTTTAGCGGGTATCCTTGGCTCAAAAACTAATCGAGCGGCTGGCGTTCAATATGCAAAAAAAGGCGTCCAATATGCGCAAAAAATCATTGAGTTTGGGCGAAAAGCTTTGAGGGTAGTATGAGTACGAAAGTCGTGAACCTAGAAAACTTCTCAAAGGAGTTAGGTGACTTTGCAGCACTTTCACTTAAGCAAAAACGACAAGCGGTAATCAGTGGCGTAGCGAAAAGCATTCCCGACCTTGTCGCTGCAAGCCCAGTAGATACGGGGCTGTATGCCAGTTCGTGGGATATGACCGTCGAAGAAAAATCGGTTATTGTGGGGAACTACGCCCCTTACGCTGGAGTTATCGAAGATGGGGCTAGACCCCACAAGCCACCTATTGGGCCTTTGCTTGCCTGGGCAAAACGAGTCACGGGCTCGGGATCTCAACCACCGGACTACGATAAGCATGTATGGGCCTTGGCTATATCGGTTCAAAAAAAGATTGAAGAAGAAGGGCAAGCCCCTAAGCATATTCTCGAAAATATGATCCCTAAGATCATCGAGAACATTAAGGAGGAACTACGCCGTGGCAATTAATTACCAAATCAATACGGATTGCACTTACGATCCAATGTCGGACGCTATTCAAGGGCTGGCGCTTTTCCTGGGCTGCAACATTCCAGGGCTTACAGTATTGCAAGAGTGGCCCTACGCAAATCAAAAGCTGGTTTATCCTTCTCTAACCATTACCGCGCCGTCGAATCCTAAACGAATGCCGGAGATGCCTTACCAGGTTTCTTTAAGCACTGCCGACGCTTACGGCATGGTGACAGCAAACGAAGTCATAGCAAACTGGGACAATAAAATTCAGCTTGATTTATGGTGCTCCGATAAGATCCAAAGACGCCAATACGTCGAGGCATTGCTAACCCTTTTTAATAGTAATCAAAATGATACTCAAGGCGCGAACGTACCGGACGGTTTAAGCTTGCAGCTTTCGGGTCTTTATAACGAGTGGGTACGTTATGAAATTGACACACTTTCGCCTATGGACGACGAAGCGGCGGCTCAAAGACAAGAAAGACGGCAAAAAATAATGGTCATCGTTAACTTTCGAGAAGTTCGCCAGCGCAAGTATTACCCTATGACCACGATCCAAGCGAATACACAATTTACTTCTAAGCCTATGGACTTTACTGACAATACAAACGATACTGAACAAAACAATATTTAATATTGTTGGGCGTCCAAGAAGTACGCTACGACTCCAAGGAGGAGACACTCATGAGCATTTATGCTTCAACAAACCCAGTAGACTGGGGTTTATTAGACGGCGTTTACATTGACGATATTGCGCCACCGCCTTCGGTAACTGGCGTTCCTTCAGGAATTGCGATCCTAGTAGGACAGTTCGAGCGTGGTGCTCCTGGTATTCAATCAGTGGGATCAACAGGCCAGCTTTATCAACTTTACGGCAATAACCTTGCGTACAGCGGTATCGTTGCGCTTCAAAATAAAAAATTCGGTGCTTTGAAAGTTGTTCGCGTAATCGCAGCAAGTGGATCAGCAAATGCCGCAAATACTTTTCAGTACTCTGGATCAAACATCATTACCTTTACCGCTTTATGGAAAGGTGCTTATGGAAATAACATTCAAGTCACTATTGCGGCTGGAACTACTCAAGGGTCTAAATACACAATCCATGACAATAATCCAAACGCTGTATGGCCTGACGAAGTTTATGACAACGTCTTAATCACTGCGGTAGGATCTACTTTCGGGGCATCAAACCTAATTACCGCGACCGTAGTAGCAACTACTCATGAGCCTGGTACAGCGGCAGCTACAAATTTAAGCGCAGGAAGTGATGGAACTGTAGCAGATACGGATTATCAAACCGCAATTCAATCGCAATGCCAAGTTTCTGGAGTAGGTAATATCCTATTTTTAGATAAATATGATTCTACTTTGAACGGATATGTTAAAGCGTCAATCGCAGCGACTACCGACAAAATGGGTATCATGGCCGGAGCATCTGGCGACTCAGTGGCTACCGCAGTTTCCGCAGTTTCAACCTTGCGCGATAGCGACGGACGTTTGATTTACTCTTACCCGTATGTTTATACAACAATCAACGGAACAAGCACGCTTGTAAATGGAGCTTCTTTTTACGCTTCACTTCTTTCTCAGATTGCTCCGAACATTGATCCAGCGTATGCGGCTAACACTCAATATCTTTCTGGTATTGATTCACTAGGCGCGACTTTACAGCGAAGCGATTACATCAATTTGCTTGCGGCTGGTATTTCTGCCTACGAAGTTGATCCTGATTTAGGAATCAAAATCAAAAGTGGTGTCGTGACTCAAATTTCCGATAGCTCTAAAATCATGGTTTTCCGTAGACGTATGGCTGATTACATCATCCAAAGTTTAGCGAAGTACCTTAAGAACTATCAAAACGGTGTGAACAGCCAAGTAAATCGCACGAACGTAGCGGGAGCGATTAGCTCTTTCAATCGTTTGCTTGAGACCTCGGGGCTAGTGCCTTCTGATGCTGAAGTGACTACTGGAAAGGCTTCTCTCGTTGACGTGAACAGTTTAAACACTGACGATTCGATCGCAGCGGGGTATTTCAAAATCATTTACAAGCGCAGAATCTACAGCTCTATGAGATTCATCGTGCTTCAAACCCAAATCGGTGAATCAGTAGTGGTCACCGAAGCACAAGGATAAGGAGACAATTAAATGGCAAATCCATCAATAAGAGGCCACCAGGGGCAGATTAAGTTTTTCGAAAACGGAGCGCTCTCCGGTATCGTAAATTTGACCAGCGTTGACGTGACTCAAGACTCAAGCTTTATGCGTTCAAACTACGTCGGACAACCTGAGCCGGAAGGCGATCAAGTAATTGAGGGCTGGTCTGGTTCGGTTGACGCTGAAGTGAAAGACGCTTCGATCGACTTGTTCATCGACAATTTGATCACCAATAACCAAAACGGTATTGGTGTGTCTGATTACACTTTTGTGACTACCGAACTTTACGGAGACGGTACGACTCAATCTTATGTGTATTACGACTGTCAATTCAAAATGTCGCGTAAACAAGAAGGTCTTCAAGCGAAGATCACAAAGAAACTCGACTTTCAGGCCGCTGGACGTAAACCGCTCTAGGGCTTCCTGATAGGTTTTTGCAGGGTTTTCCCTATGAATGAAAATAAAACCCCGCATCCTTAAACAACATCTACTCAGGAGGTGGATATGCAAGTAGTAAAAGTAAGTCTCAGTACTGGTAAAGTGGTTCTCTTACGGACGATGAAAATTTCGGACACGGAGAAAGCAGCTCAAGAAGTTTCTTCCAGGTCTAACGGCGATTCAAACGTCATGCAGCTATTAATGCAAAAAGCAATTCTTAAGAACTTGCTCGTAGCGATTAGCGAAGACGGCGTAAAGCCACCTGAAAAGCTTACAGCTCAATCTCGCGAGGACATGGACTCACTCTTCACTTTGACCGAATACGCGCAATGTTTGCAAGTCGTCGGTAAAATGTCGGGGGCAGACGATATGTCAAAGGAAGCGAAAATCGAGCACATTGCTTACGAGTAAGCGAGCGCTCGAAAAAGCTCTGGGAACAAATCGCTTATGTGTGCAGATACACGAGTCTCACGCCTGACGCGATAATGGAAATGGAGCCATGGCAATTTGAAATATTTTGCCGTAAACTGAATGAGATAGTAGCAATGGAGTCAGGGAGGAATCAGGCGTGAATATTTTTGAAGTTGCCACGGAGTTCAAATTTGAAGTCGGGCAAGCAATTTTAAACACGAATGCCCTTAAAGACTCTGTAGACGATCTCTCAAAAGCTTCTAACT